TCATGTACACTTTGGTTTGTATTCATTTGTTATATGGATGAAGATGCCAGTAGAAACTACAGATCAAATGCAATTACCCATAGCAAAATCTACAAGTTCATGTCTATCATGTTTTCAGTTTGAATACTTTAATACATTTGGACAGAAAAGACTTTTCAATTATCCTATGGGCAAAGAGATAGAAGGTCTAATGGTATTCTTTCCAGCAGTCATGAACCATTTAGTATATCCTTTCTATGATTCAACTGAACCTAGAATCTCTGTTGCAGGGAACATGGCGTGGATGTGATAAATAGAACAGCAAATAAAATATTATGGCAGAAGTAAAAGAAAAACCTAAAGGTATCTTCGGTAAACTTAAAGAAGCAGTTGACGATAAAGAAGAGCAACTGATGTACTTAGCGACACTCATAAGAGTGATCGTTCTTGTGTGGTCCGCAGGAATCTTGACGTTAAATTACGTTAAAATACCAGGCTACGAGAGAGGAGAGAGAATTGATCCAACCTTTATAGCTTCGGTCTTCACAGGAACTTTAGCTACTTTTGGCGTCCAAGCGGGAGGTAAGAAGAAGAAAGGTGATAGTGATCCTGGCAGTGCTAACATATCTAAAAAAGATATGGAGTTTCTTATTGCTAAGGCATCAGAGACTGCACCCGCACAAACTATCAGGATTGAATCTGCTCCTGTAAAAATTGTTCCAAACGACAAATAAGATCATGCAAAAAATTATTAACGGAATCGCTATCTTCTCAGGTGTTGTAGCACTTAGTGTAGTTGGTGTTGGTGGATATGTATTCATCAGAAAAGATGCTATCATTGATAGTGTAAAAGAAAAAGTTATGGATGCAGTTATGCCTGACATAGGTGGTGGTATCACAAATGCTATTCCTGATATGACAGGTGATGCAATTCCAAACGTACCTATGCCATTCTAATGAGAGACCAAGCATCTGTAGGAGAAGAGACTCCTGCTATCAAATATGATAGGGCATTGTCCTTATTCACTGAGTCAGTCCTAGCACCTGATCATCAACTGAGAGGTTGTGCTCACAATCAAGGGTGCTTTGATGAACTGATGGAGATTAGAGAACATGTCTTAGAATATCTAAAGACATTAAGAGAAGTCACACATCATACACACGCAGATGAGAGTGACGAACTAGAAACATTAAAGTTGATGGAAACAAAAGCATTAAGTAAGTGGAGATAAGTTGAAAAAAAAATTTTGGTAATTTTTTTCACGTGAGGTTTTTATGGATGAAGTTATTAGTATACCTAACATTGGAATCCAAGAGGTAGGTATAAATGAGATAGCAATACCAAATGTAACGAAGACAGTTCCAATATATCAACCACCACCAGTGACAGTAAATGTTGGTGTGCCTATCGTTGACATGCCAGGTTGTGTAAAGTATCATCCTGACGCAAAGAAAAATAGAGAACAACCTAACTTGAAAGAAGAAGATGAATCTAATGTTAGGGTTCTTTGTGATGCAGATTATCCAACGTATGATGCAATGGATTATACACCAGAAGATTTAAACATATACAGAGAGACACCACCACCAGTTGTAGAACCACCACCAGATCCACCTACTCCAGAAACACCTGACACAGGAGGTGTAGGAGAAGAAACACCATGTCCAGGTCCTGCTCAACTAAGAGTGGGAGATGTAACACAGTCAGGTGATGAGAAGGTTGTAGGTCATGAACTACAGGGCACTACCTGTGTGACATTGTACGAACCTACTTCAGCAATGGAGAAATACGTTCCACCTATAAATCAGGTGACCTCAGTGACAGCACTAGCAGTTGTTGCTACAGCGGGTGCTGCTGCCACACCATTGTTAATAAGAATTATAAGACCCGCAGTAAAGAAATTAATTACAACTGTTCAGAAAAAATTAGGCAAAAAAATTACGAAACCCACTCGTCAAGATATTATAACGGATGAGTATCGTAAGAAGAAGGGACTACCTCCTATAAAACGTTAGTTACCTATAGATATAGTTTTTAGATCACTAGCATCTCCATTTGGTTTTGGATTGTTTCTGTTGTGAGTTATTTTATTAGGTGTGATTGAATGTTTGTGTTCACCTACTACGCCAGGTGGATTTATAAGCATTACGTCTGCACATACACTATAATAAGGAGACTTTGGATGGAATACTATACCCTGTTTTTTCAATTCTCCACAATTTTTTAATCTGGCTATCTCAAAGTCAAGTCTCTTGTTAGCAGTTAGTTGCATACGATATGCATTGTGTATCTCAACTGCTTCCTTACATTGTGCCATTGCTTTCTTATCTAATGGTATAGAGAACGTAGCACTAAATCCTATGTTTATATTCTGTGTAGATTTCTGCCCTGTTCTAGTAGGAACATAGTAGAGTATCTCACCAGGATTGTCAGGTATATTATCATCGTTGTTATCTGCCATGTTGTAGACAGGATCATTGAAAAAAGCCTCGTAAGGATCTTGCCATGTTCCTGTCCTAGTGATGTATGGTGTGAAGTTGGCGGTAGCACCTTGACATTGTATGCCATCTCCATATGTGTTTGTTATATACGGTCCTTGTAAAACTTGTATTGCCTGGTTGGTAACTGAGCCTGAAGAATTCGCGACTGGATTTGCTGTCGCTGATACACCACCAACGTCTGTTGCATATGAAGGTAGACATGTAGCAGTAGATACTGCTAATGCACCCGCTAATTTGAGAATATGCTTGTACTTTCTGTGACGCTTTGGACGGTGGTTTCTCTCTGTATTATCGTGTGAGTCTGAAGACCTGGTCCTGAATAATGCTCTGTGAATTGGAAAGAATTTCCTGCTGAGGTCTGCTTCCAGTTCGGTTTGTTGTTTGATGATAAATCTAGTCCAGTCCATGTTGAAGTCACACCGTCTACGGTATTAGTTTGTGTTGATACTACGTCAGGAGCAACATTAGTTGATCCATCCTCTAACTCTATGCCTGAGCCACTGACCGAATAAGTCCAGCCTGTCGCATAATCCATCGAATTTATGGTTTCTGACGTCGTGATCGTTTGCGTGGTCGTAGAAGTCATCGAGCCTTGAGTGAAATTCGGGACCACAGGCACAGCATATACAGGTGCAGCAACTGCTACACCTATAGCATATACTATATATGTACCTCTTTTAAACATAATTATAGCAATTAACTATTGAATAGTCAATTCTGTCACGAACTGTGCTGTCGCTGAAGTTCCACTTCCACCACCAACTGCTGTTACAGTGTGTGCTGATGTTACTGTACCTGTTCCAGTACCACTACCAACTGCTGTTGATACCTGATTACTATAAGGACTTACTGCACCAACTGTGGGTGCTGTAGTAGCTATAACATCACCTTCAACGAATGTTTGGCTAAAGCTGAATGCACCCCCTGCACTTGTCTGGGTCGCTGTAGCAATAGATCCTTGACCAACTCCGTCAGTCAAAGTGCCTAATCCACCAACCATATTGTCAGCAGAGTTACCGCCACCAACGTCCATAGTCACACCTGATCCAGAAACAGTGTATGTAGATCCAATTCTTGATACCTGAGTTGCAGCTGCATTCGTTTGCAACTGGAAAGAGGATGTCATCTTATGAGTGATATCCGCAAATGCAGGAGAACTAAATCCTGCTACCATAATAAGGGGAATAAATTTTTTCATTTCACCCTACAATTTTCGTACTGTATTTATTTAGCAACATTCAAAAGTATCGAAAACTACACAATTCAAAACTAATTTTGAGTTTCCGCTTGACAAAACTTAACATTTGCTATATAGTATTGTAACAGTTCTTAATAAAGTAACAAATGACAACAACAACTGAATCAGGCGGACGCCAAAATATGTTTCCAACTGAGACTCGTCCTTACATAGACGAAAGCATCTCCTATGAATCCTATGCAAAGAATGCAGAGAAGATCAATGGTAGATGGGCAATGCTTGGTTTAGTAGCTGGGTTTATATCTTACGTTACTACTGGGAACTTCTTCTTCGGTGGTCTTCTTGGTTTCTAACCATGGACATTATCGAATCTATTTTATACACACATTCAACACAAAACAGGTACACTATCATGACTCCAGAAGCAGAAAGATTTAATGGTTGGGCAGCAATGCTAGGCGTTGTAGCAGCAATCGGTGCATACGCAACAACAGGACAAGTAATTCCAGGTATCTTCTAATGACAACACCAAAACCAATCGAACCACAAAAGAGGGTTGCTGAGACAGTTAATGGCAGACTTGCCATGCTCGGTATCGTAGCAGGGTTAGGTGCTTACCTAACAACAGGACAAATTATTCCAGGTTTTGTATAAATGTCTGATTTGTCTACAGCAAATGACATATCACCCTTTCTAGCAATCCTATGGTGTTTTCTTCCCATAGGAACGCTAGTCTTTTTTGAATTGTTATTTGGACAAGATGATGA